TTAGATATATTTTTGTTGTCGACTTAAGCAGAGCTGAAGCGCATAAGCAGCATTTATACCCACGTCCTCGTTGCTCTTATTCTTGAGTTCGGCGATTCTGTTCTGTATATCAGGTTTTGACAGGTTTTCGGAGGCGGTGCGGTTAGCCGTTTTGACGCTGTGCCCCGCCCGAATCGCCGCCCGTGTGGCGTTTAAGTCGATGAGGTATTCGCGACAGAACATTTCTTGCTTGTCGGTGAGTGCCATATGAAAGCTTTTTATTGGTGATGTTTAAGGAGTTAGTGATGGAAAAGCATGTGTACAACGGTGTTGAATATGAAATTGAAATTATTGACGGCATACCAGTTGCTGTTTACCTAAACGGAAAACGCGTTGATAAGCCTCTCTCAGATGAAATCCTAAAAGATTTCGCAAAAAAACGTCTTGCCCCCCCAATTACGCCACGTCGACCGAAGCCATAATCATTAACATGCTCCGCCTCTAATATAAAATCTATTAGAGGCGGATTATAAGCTTATTGTTTTAGGCCTCCCCACCACTCCATCTTTTCAGAGCTTACTTTCTAAATATTGATAATTGTCAAGCAAATCTTTGTGAGAAACATCCACAAATCATTATTTGTATCATGCGCAATATAACCAACACATGATTTAATAGGATACTGACTGCCTTGCCCGCCACCTAAATAAAAAATCAGATACAAGCATTAGCCACTAAAAAATAAATTACGCCTACAATGATAATTAAAAAACCGCCCGCAGGCGGTTTTGATTAATATTAACCGGACGTTAAAAAGTAGGAGTATTGGTATCGACATCCCAAATATAGTCAATGTCCACCGTGTAAATGAAGCGTTGAGTTGGCATACCCAAAATCATTACGTTATCTATCAAAGGTATTACCAATTTGCCTGCAACCATTTTAACATTATTGACGTCATCTAAAATATTATTAACCATGTGTGTCGGACGGAAATTGCTAGGTATATCGAATGAAACATCTCGCCCTTTAATTCTTACAAGGTTACCAACCATTATGTTAGCGCGATCTGGTGCATCAACCTGTAACGCTGCGACTTTAATAAGGCTGCCTTTAGAAGCAAGCTTAAGCTTATCTTCAATACTTAATTGCCCGCTATTCTTAACTTTATCATTTGGTTGAAAAAAATAAGATCGAGCCTTCCAGACAGGTAAACTATTTAAATACTCAGTAAAAGCAGTCCGTGAAAACTCGCTTTTTGACACACCTGCATAAGTAGCAAAAAGACTTAAATCATTGTAGAGCCTCTCAGGTAAAGCGATCTTCAACGCTACTGACTGCTGCTCATCTTTTTTACCATCCGCTTCATCGAATTCAAACATGTCTATCTCCTCGTTGTAAGATGAAGCAAGAGTATTCTAGTGGAACCTATTAGTCAACAAAAGGTTCCACCAGTGGAACCTTTTTAACAAAACAAGTACCAAAACCATCACCATCACCATCACCATCACCATCACCATCACCATCACCATCACCATCTGTGAGTTTAGGTTCTTAAGCTATCTACAGCCGATTAAATGAGGTGTTTTTTCTTACACGTTTTTCGTGACATTACTGTAAGCATTCCAACCGGATATAACTTTGCAAGTAAAGAACCTGTTTAGTCACTTTTCCTATTCGCTCACGGAGAGTGAAATAATTCCGTTGAGCGGCGTCATCAAGTCGGGAGGCGGTTGCATCAGCGCCGCCGGTGGCGCCGGTGGCGTTACGCACTCGCTCACAGGTGGCGTTGAGCTGCAACCGGTGAGTGCCGTTAGCGACATCAGCACGCAACTGATCATTCTCAGCTTTGACACGGGCAATTTCTCCTGTGTACCAGGTATCAAGCTCTGCAAGTTTGCGCTGCCTCTCAAGTATCTTTTTCTTTGCATCTTTAACCGCGTTTAATTCACGGTTAAGTTCAATTAAAGATGTCTGCGATTCTGTGAGCTTGTCGTGGTAATGATGTGCTATCGAGCCAGTAATAACTACCCCAAAAGCAAGCACTCCGATAAGTAAGGCGCTTAACTTAAAGGTCATCTACGCTTTCCGCCATGCATATTGCGTACTCAACTTCTCGCCGATTCATGAGTCCTTTCCACTTCTTGCCACCAGCGTAAATCCAGCGCTTAAGCTCGTTACATGCCCCGGCATAATCACTGTCGTTAAGCTTTTTCATCAGGGTAGATTTGATAGCTGCTGAGGGACCCACGTTGTAGGCAAATGAGTAGATAGCGGCGCGTTGGGTATCAGTAGTGTTTACTTTGATGTGCGGATCAATCTGGCGAGCGATACGTGTCATATCCGCTTGGGTAAGCGCATCACACTCGGCATCGGTGTAACGCTTTCCCGGAATGATATCCTTGCCGGTATGTCCATCACACACCGTAAGAACGCCAACCACATCCCGATAAGGCACATACTCGCGCCCTTCTAAGCCGTCTTTACCAGCAACCATTGCGGTGGCAATAGCGATAGCCCCGCCGCCCATAGCTGCGACGATTCGTTGTTTTAATGCCGGGGACATTATCCTCCCCTTGCGGCTTTTCGCCGATCTTCTTTGATTTTGAAATAGAGGTTGGTCAGGAAGGTAAGGAAGCCGAATACCAGGCTGCCGAGTACACCAATAGCCGCCCACTGTGATGGGGAAACTTTATCAAGGAGCTGGAGCACCCAAAACCCGGCATTACCTACAGATGTACCATAGGCAATGCCTGTCGTTAATTTATCCATTTGATACATACTCTCACCTCCTCTGTTCAGGGAAGTGTTCTGTGTTAAGACAGGAGTGGAACGGAGATAAGGAAAAGGGCAAAAAAAAGCCAGCTCGGACAAGCTGGCCTTAAAAGGAACCTCATAAATAATAGTGCCGGGTGCTTCCCGGTGAGACTTTGACTGGCAACAAAGTCTCGCATGCTGCTCACCCTTGGACTTAGCCAGTAATGCCCCGCCGCACAGGGGGATTCACCATTAAAATTGTTGGATGTCTATCGCGCATGCCAATGCAACGATGGCAAAAATTTAGCATTGGGCCCTAAATTTTCAAGCCATTACCGATAAATAAAATTTTACCCAAAAAAAAGCCAGTTCGGCAGAACTGGCAACATGCGTGACTTCAGGACGCTCCATAGCCCTTGTTCTGTAACGTACTATTCTCCCCTGAGTTGGTCAGGTGCGGCACATCTCAATTTTAACAATGAAGATGGACTCGGCACTCAATACCGGAAGAATTCGCTACAGCTAATTATTTGCACCATGTGAGGGGCGCGCTTTAAAAGTAGCAAGTCCTGGGACGAAAAGGGTCGCTGGCATTAACGAAAAAGGTTTTATTTTCATATCGTGATTATTATCAACTTTTAATTTCCAGCACGTTTGCAAAGTTGGAACGCCAGATAACATGAAAAGGCCACTTCTCACACAAAAAGCTCTATACCCAAACAACAAGGCGGTTATAGAACGTGCCTATGTTAAGGAGCAGGAGCGTATCTCTTTACTGGACGTCAAAAGAGTTTTTGTAGGAAAGCCAATCATGCCAGACGTTCTCTGGGTCAACGTCAGGATAACCACGGCTCTCATTCATTTTTAAAGCGATATCGTCAGGCATTACCATACCGACTGCATTATCGCGCAGTGTCTCAACCTCTTGTTGCGTCAACTCGCGACCGAGTTCTTTCTCTTTTGCGGTAAGTAAAACGATGAGGGCCGGAATAAATACCAGTGCCATTTGTTGCCTCTGGAGGTATCGGTAATGGAAGCCATATTATCCGATGGCACATGTCGCTGAAACAAAAAAACCCGCACAAGGCGGGTTAGATACAACAGAGGCAAAATAACATAATGCAGATAAATTTACCGGTTTTGGTTCGGTTTTGCAATAACTTGTTTGCAATTTGCCACCTTCTGCATCGAACGTGTTTTGGCGGCATCCATTACGGCGCTCTTATCCAGATACAGAAAATTGGCTCTCATTTGCGTCCACCGGGCAGCGTATCCTTCCGACCAGGTAGATTTAGTTACCCCAACCATCTGCGCCAGCTCCCGGGCTTTGTAGCAGCCTTGCGGCTCATTTCGTAACTCGCGTTTAACGTCCTGCGCCGCCAGCCATACCAACGCACGCAAACGCTCCAGTGTCTTACCGGCGATGCGCTGTCCTTTGAGTTCCTCGCTGAAAGTCTCCCATCCCCAGCGTACTATCTCGACCTGATGTGCATAACGTATGTTTTCGGAGTAACACCACAGCAGCCAGGCGCATTCGACTTCATCAAGCGCCAGTACAGCCCGACGCCAGCTCGCGGTAGCGTATTCGACGGGAAGCACCAGCGCGATTGATGAACCTTTGGCTCTGGACTGCACTCCCGGTACGGGTGGGTTATTTAAGGTAATCATGTCCCCGGTTTCCTCATCCCTAACTTTCAGGCGCTTTCGCTTGTAGCGGTTCGTGGCTAATTGAGCGTTTTCTGCGAACGCAACGAGTTGCCCCTTGGTTGACCCGCTTAAATCAGCGGTCGCGGTAATGAGTTGCTGACGGATGTATTCATAATCCTGTGCTATCACTCTTCAATCTCCGTGACTTTAATACCCAGACGTCCACCGGGAATGACTTCCCCGCGTACCACTTTTAGTTCGTCTATTTGCGAGTCGTTTTGCATGAAACCGCCCTTCTCCAGTGAGTCGCAGACCGCTTTGAGAATGTTGTCGATATCGCGGCGACGTTTATCAGGCATGTTCGCGATAATGCGCAGCCTCAGCCGCGCAGGGGTGTTTATGTCGAGCTTGAGGATATGCAGGATCTCCTGCACTGCCCGACGGTACTCGCGGCCTTTCTTATTGATGTAGGTAATGCCATTTCCACGCCGCCAGTAGTCATTAACACTTGGTGGATACGGCAATGTGAATTCATAGGTGTTCGTCATTTGGGCACCACCAGACCACGCCGCGTCAGTTCCCGAAGCGTAAGCACGATGGCGCGGTCCATTAATGCGCGACGCTCCTCTCTTGTCAGTTCGCTGCCGTTATCGATAGCATGGTGACAGTCAACACAGAGCGCTGCCGTCAGGCTGTCATCGACCTTAAGGCCCATGCCTTTGTCCTCGTTGCGATGTGCCGCCTGTACACCCCAGCGGCGGCAAAGGACGCAACAATCTAACTGGCGAACGGCGGCCAGCCATTTAGCGCTTCGATAAATGCTCTTCACCCTCACCTCCACATCCGCTGTTGAAATGTGGTGTCCTGACGTGGCGGGTATTTGCTTTCCGGCAGCAGTACGCGAACAACGAACGTCTTACAGTCAGCAGACAGAGACCGCTCCGCTTTCATACCGCGTTTGCGATACTGGCGAAGCAGCTCGTCGGCCTCTTCTGCGGTGCAATCCGAGTGTTCAAACCATCCCATACGCATGATTAAGCCTCCTGCTCTGCCCGGAGCTGCGCATATTCACAGTCCTCAGGAATAGTGAGGTGGCAACCGATGCTTAGAGCCCAAGCCTCAACTTGCGAGAGGAAGAAATGCATCTCCCCGGTATCGAGATCGGAGGTATGACGGAGGGAACTGATTGTGGTTTTCTCGCCGGTAATGACGTCGGTCATCTCACGGCGTTCGTAGCCGAGGTAAGAATGCTTAAGCGCGTCCTTAACCCACGCAGGAGAAGCAAAGGATTTGCCCCGCCTAGTGAGATAGTCGCTGATTTCAGCAAACCACATGTGCGCCAGCGCATTCTGTGAAAGGCTGCGAGTTTCGCGCCACGGTCTGATGATCAGGCGGTAGCAATCACCATTAGCCAGTAGCGGCTGCAATTGCTGACCGATGGAAGCGAAGTTGGATTTGTGAAGGCGGATGCCGTCTTTGGGAAAGTTCACGCCGCACCTCCGCAGAGGTCGAACGCTGGATACACAAGAGCACTGGTCGCAATTGACGCTGCGATCAGTGCAAAAGTGATGAGTTGTTTAAAAACAATCTGCGCCATAAATTCCCTTCCATGGCACAGTGTTACTTAGCAAGCTGTTCAGGCTTGAGGTAGTATTATACTTCAATCAGAAAGTAGAATCATCTCCCTTTGCTACTGATGCAATTACGCCTTAAGAAATGCCAAAAAAAACGAATTCATCCTTCCTCAAAAACACATCAGACTGAACACAAATGAAATAATCAAGCCTGAACAATCATTGTTAATGATTATGATAAACCACTCATCCACAACATTATCTATTTTGCAAGATGAATGATTGCGGTAAATGTCAATTTAGCTTTATACAGCCACAAGAAGAATCAAAAGCCACGGGAGCAATAAACCACCCCCGATGGCTCTGAGATTAAATATATTTTGACAAAGATAAATTAATGATTACTCCTGATTTCAATCGCTTCTTCGACCCAATCTTCTAAATTATCTTTTATATGATTATACACATCGCCGCTTTCCCAATATGGCGGATCATAGGCTTTTGCAATAGCAGATAATTTTGAGCCATCATTAAAAGTAACATAATTCAAAGGATTGTCACCCTTTGTTGACTGTAATCCTTTTGAATTTTTAAGATTATGGATATAAACTACCACAACCCCCATACCTTTATTCCAAGCCTCGACTATTTCATAAGTAATCCACTTTCTTCCTGCAGTAGCGGAACCAGCTAAAATAATCGCGCAAGTTCTACCTTTTAATTGCCCTTGAATCCAATCTTTTATCGCTTGCTCCCCACCGGTAGTAACCTCTTCCCAGGCATTATCACTTGCTGGTTTATTATCCTCTAAGCTACCGATATTCCTTACCTGTGACACTCTCCAGTTATCGGGTTCATAATGGAAACTATAGAAACATTTTCTAGTCATGATGCTTATCCTTATCAATTATTGCCAAAAGTTGAAACACATACTCTTCTTTATTTATCAAGCCGCCCCCCTCGTTTAACTTCTTTAGCAACTCCATTGCGGCAGGATTTCTAATATATATATCCATTGGCTTTTTTTCGATAATTTCAAATATTTTTTTACTTGCAAAGCCCGTGCATCCAATAGGAATACATGTGCTTCCATTATTTATGGATATTTCGAACTCATCAAAAACGCCATTGGCTTCAATTATATTTCCTTCATTGTTCTTTTTGTTCCCAAAAATAAAAATTGTAATCCCCGAAAGAGAGATCATTCTTTGCCTGTATTCATGCCAAAGGGCTTGAATTGTTGTTCCACCCGTGGCAAATTGTGGGAACGGACGCATTATCAATTGACTTTCTGATATTTTACCCTGACTATCATAAATAGCTTCTAGAGCACCATTAATAACAGAGGTTCCAACACCCCACCCGAAACCATTAACGACCCTATAATTCCTTAAAATAAAACCCTTTGATAAGCGATGAATAAACTTAACGGCGTCATCTTGCTCGTAAGGAGTGTAAATATCAGCACTGCCTGATATGAAAATCGTGCCTTTTTTAACTTCACGCTCTACTGCTTTTAGGATAGCGGTGACTTCTGAATAATCATCCACTTCTAACGTCTGAATTCCGTATCTTTTTAAATCATTGATCATCAAAATTTGTTTTCTTTTATTATAATCAAAGTCGGCCTTACTTTCGTTACCTCTATCTCCAAACTGTACTTTTCTCATGATACAATAATGAGACTTAGCGTTTTCTTCATACTGCACGTACAAGCGGCTCAATATATATTGTAAATTAGGATCTTCGAAACTAAAGCCAATAAAAAGAAAAGTTTTAGTTGTCAAGTCCCCGGTTAAAGTGTTGATAAAAGGCGCATGAGTATGATAATAACTTTCATATTGAGCTTTAGTTAATATAGCTTCGCTTGGCGACTTACTGTCGCCATGCATTTTATATAAAACAACATCTCGTTTATGAATGCTACTTGTTATGTCATTTGGAGAAACCTTTACATCACAAACTTTATTAATATTACTGTAAGAAGTTTCTATGACATTATCATAATTGGTAGTCCAAATAGTTTTTATAGGAAGTCTGGCTATAATTTTATGATTTTCAGTTTCTTTTGCTTGGATTGAAAATTCGTTTATTATTTTCTTGTTTATAGCGCTTCTATTTCTTTTTTCATTGAGATGAAACTGCGCTATTGAAACCAAGTCTGTTTCTTTATCAACATCTAATTCAAGTTCATAAGCTATATCTCTAATAAGTTCCTTCCAGCTTACAAACCCAGCAGGTATTGATAATCCTGCGCCTGCAAATATCGCAGCAGTGCCAGCCGTTATATCCTCAACGTAACTTTTTATAAATAGTTCAATATCTCTTGTAAACATATTGCCGCCTTTAAATGTGGGTCCATGCGAACCTAACGTTGCTCACTGCGTCAAAAATAAACAAGAATATACTTCTACCATAGGAATCATCTTATTCCAAGCTGATTTTTGATGTAAATGACGGTTTTACGATCGTCATCAAATATCTTAAGAATAAACTTATTGATTCAATATAAATAATAACCTAGTGTTATTTTACCAACACCTTGATGCCTGTCATAAATTTCAGCGGTTGAATAGATTGAGATATATGATACATTCTGACAAACCTGATTTTATTTTCGAACAACTAACACAGAGCCTCGTATCATTAACCATAATTCATTAGCTTTTGTGCATTGAATATTAAAGGTTTTTAATGATATTTCTTAATGAGACTTTTAATAATCTTACTGGTTCTCATTATGGTTTCATAAACATTCTACGCCGAATATTACTGACAATTTCTAACCCCCTCTTTGCCGATACTGGCTTCAACTCTGGCTTCGCAAGCGTTAGTGCAGGTTCTGGGATAGTTTCCCCATTAGATATGCGCGTTGCCATCATCCTAAGCTCAATCTCTGCATGTTCGGCCAGCTCCTTCTCTGTCCAGCCGTTAAGACGCATACCGCTATACAGGCCCGTAACTAGCCAGTAATGGGCCGGGTGCTTCCACGGGTAATCCGTTGGGGATGCGTAAAGCCCACGCCTGGCGCAGTATGAGCGCACCATTGCCAGCAGTTCAGCTACTGCGGGCAGCCCGGCCTGCTCGAACTCCCCTTCCCTACACCATTCAATAAACTGCCCTGGCGAGGGCCAGAACGGCGAAAGACTTGCGCGGGCCCTTTTCATACCTGCGGCCAATTGTTCCCTCTTGGTTATGCCATTCTCTGCAAATGCCAGAATCCATTGCTGTTTGGCCGCCGCCTCGTCGGCTTCGGTGCGTAGGTTTGTTGCAGCCGATGCCGGAAATACCTGCTTGAGCTGGCGAAACAGCGCATCAACCAGACGCTCAGCCTCGGTGTTTACTACGCCCTGTTCGGGGCGCTCCGGTGCCGGATGGTATTTACCTGACAGCCGCGAAATCGTGCGGTTGTCGCGTTGCGCGATGGCCTGAATCAGTTCCTGGCTCAAAACACGTCCTCCCATGCTTCAGGGCTGTTCCAATGCGGAACGTGACCAACGTTAACCGGGGTTAAGGCGCGTCCGGTTGCTCTGACGCGGAATAAACCCTGCCAGCCGTTGGCGATGGATTGGTTGATCACTTCCGCCGGATTGTCGCCCGAGTCACGGAACTGGCTCAGCAACTTTATGGCCTTGGTCACGGTCAGCATCGACTTGATGGGTTTTTTGCTCTCGGCTCGGTACTGAACCCATTCACGCCAGACAGCCGGATCGAGCCAATCGGGAAGATCGACATCAAGCGGGTTGAATCTCGCCTTCCCCCCTTGGGGGGTTAGGGGGGTATTGTTTTTTGTATTTTGTATAGTGTCTTTTGTGTTCCCCTGTTTTGAGGGATTGGACACCCTCATTTTGAGGGATTTTTTATTCCCTGTTTTAGGGGACTTTCCCTCGGTTTGAGGGATACCCCCCGTTTTAGGGGATTTCCCCTCGTTTTGAGGGATATTCCATTCGTATACGTTAGGGTTAGGCCCAAACATTCCGCCCTGCTGCTTGATCACTCCCATTCTGACAAGCTCCAGCTTCGCTTCGTTACAACGCTTAACTGGAAGCTTCGCTATCTCGGCGATCTGTGCATCAGTAACCCTGTCCATAGGTTTGTTCCAGCCGTAAGTTTTTCGTAGGATAGCCAGCAGCACTTTAAACTGACGCTTGGTAAGATCTGCACCGGCGTACTCTGCAAGAAGCATGTTAGAAAGTCTGGCATACCCATCATCAAGGTCAGCCACTTTAAGCTCCACTGGCTGCTGTTCAGCCCCGAAATCGACATAAGCAACCTCACCCATTAGCGCCCCCGTAGTGTCTGTTTAAGGCCAACGCCTTTGAGCCAATTTGCCTGGAAAAATGAATTGCGGTTTGACATAATTTCCTTGTAAGTAGTGTTTAGGCATTGCTCTCAGAAGCCCCGGAACTGTTGCCGCAGTCCGGGGTTTCGCCTTTTAAATGCTCCAGCATCAAGATCAGCGCTTTCGCCACCTCTGCCGTTTGCTCGCCTTTGATAATCACCGTCTCTTCGCGGTTATCGAAACCTATAACAGCCAGCAATTTGGCGGCTCGCTCCACAAAGCAATTTTTTCCTGTTTGCATGCGGCTGATCTGCGAGTGATGAACACCCATCTCCTTCGCAACTTGGGTCACCCCAAGAGCGGCGATGCAGCTCCTGATACGGGTTTCAATTTGCAGAGTCTTACTCGTTGTGCGTTTCTGTGTGGTTCTCATGGTTAATACTTCCTACTATTACTTCTGATTGTTGGTAGACCCGCGCAAGATGAAGCTTAATTTTCTGAATGTGGAAAAAGCATCGGTAGATCGGGGCGTATTTGGTAAGGCTTGATTACGCCCCCGGTAGCTTTAACAACTGCGATGACGCGTTCCGGCGACACCTTCTTCTTGTTGTTAAGCCAACGGCAAACGCTAACTTGTGACACTCCTACCTGTTCAGCTAATTTGGCTTGTGAACCGGCAATCTCTATGGCTTTTGCAATATACTCGTTCATTTTCAACACCCAAGGGTTTTGGTGATGAGATAATAATACTCATGGTTATAAGCTCAGTCAATCCCATAGTTATTTGACTAGTTAAACCCGCGGTTATAGTTTGGGAATATGAAAACGACACTCTCTCAAAGGCTTGAAATTGCAATGACGGCAGGTGGCTTTAGCCAAGCTTCGCTTGCTGAGGCAGCGGGTGTATCCCAGCCTACAGTTTGGAAAATTGTTTCTGGTAGAACTCAGAGTTCAGCGAAGATTGTTGATCTTGCTAAAGCTTTAGGCGTACGGCCAGAGTGGCTGGCGCATGGAGTTGGGAGCATGAAGTCCGAGCAGGTCGAAACAAGCAATGCCAGTTCTATTGTTTATGAAGGAACTATAGCGCTCCCGCTTTATGATGAAAGCGAAAAACAAATAGGACTAACTGTTGTCCCAGATGCTATTAATCATGAAAAATCAAGAGCATACAAGTTAAACTATGAAACCGGATTCCCCGAATTACCCCAAGGCTGCACCATTGTTGTAGATTCTGAGGAAACTCCGGTTAATAACGATTTTGTTTACGCAAAGATAAACGGCAAATCTTCGGCATACAGATATCTCACCCGCGGGCCGCAAAACTATCTGGACGTCGGAGACTCGCGACTCGGGCTTGTTCCTGTAGACGAACGTGTGGAAATACTGGGAGTTATTGTCTTTATGGCCCGATCTTTCCGTAGATAAATTTCCCATTCCAAAGCCCAGCAATGCTTGTTTGCCAGGACGACCTTTTTGTAAACTCCCGGCGCGGTGCGCAACATTGCATTAGGCATGCCCCTCTCCTCTTTCTATGATTTCACAACCCAAACGACTGTATATCTATACAGTCGTTTTAAATTAAATCACTCTCTTCCGATGGTCAAGTTCGGTCGGTTAACGGTTTTGACTGAAATTAATTACTTGGCGATACCCTGTTCTATTCCTAAAACACTCCCAGCAAAACTCTTAAGTTATAATAATTATACCTTTGAGACTTGAAATTCAAAACTCAAGGGTATAGCATCTATCTCGTCAGTAACAGCACGGCCCAGTGATTACTTAGCAAAACGTTCCGCCAGCCGGGCGTTAACGGCAAGGGAGAAGATGGTTAATCAACACTACGGCACTATCCCGTTAATCAGGCAATGCCTTGAACCTGGAATGATGGCGCTCCACGATGGTTGCGCATATCGAGTCTCAGCGATCCGCGGTAAACACGTTTACCTTCACTCAATGCGCGAGCAAATCCGCATTACTGATCGCGTAGTCGAAGTTTTTCTTGATGGGTTCGGTAATCCGCTAACCCACTGACCCACCCTTTCAGACATTAATCAAACCCTCGTAATTGGTGGCTAACAAGGCACCGGGGATTTTTACGCCCTTTTACAGGAGGAATAGTGAACGCGTATTTCATGCATGAACGTATCGAAGAGCGCGCATGGCAAGACCACTACATACAAATAGCTCGTGAAGAGGAAGAAGCGGAGCTGGCCGACTTATACGATCGCCAGATCAAGTTTCATCACCTTCACGCTCTACTCAGCAACACCCAAGCGGATAAAGCCGCCCTTACTGCAACCTTCGATGATGTGGATTTTCAGGACAAGGCAGCCGAGTTCCTGCGGTATGCCGCCGAAACGCTCGCGGCCAAACAGACTGCAATTAACATGGATTTGAGGAGAGGATGAGATGGCCCTTTTCCAGCGAGCCACTAATACACAGGCTTTCCTTAAAGCCGGGATCATGGGTTTTGCCGGAGACGGCAAAACTTACACTGCCAGCGAACTAGCGATCGGCCTCGTCCTGTTGATGCGCCAGCGTGGGCTTTCAATGGGTGATAAGCCGGTAATGTTCCTTGATACCGAAACCGGCTCTGACTGGGTTAAACCCCGTTTCGATGCAGAGAGCATTGAGCTTTATACAGCTAAAACGCGCGCGTTTGTGGATCTGCTTGCCGCTGTTAATGAAGTGGAACAAAGCGGTTCAGTTCTCATTATCGACTCCATCAGTCATTTCTGGACGTGCTTGTGTGATGAGTACGCAACGCGCCGCAAACGTAAGCGTGGCCTTGAATTCTCAGACTGGGCGTGGCTGAAACAGGAATGGCGGCGCTTTACTGACCGTTTCGTTAATAGCCAGGCTCATATCATCATGTGTGGCCGCGCGGGCTATGAGTATGACTTTTTCGAGGGCGACGACGGAAAGCGCCAGTTAGAGAAAACCGGCATCAAAATGAAAGCCGAAACCGAGACTGGTTATGAGCCCTCGATTTTGGTCCAAATGGAAAAGCAAATGGATCTGGAGTCCGGGCAGGTATGGCGCACCGCGCGCATTCTTAAGGACCGCTCTACTCGCATCGACGGCCAGTCATTCGCGAACCCGACGTTTAAACACTTTCTGCCGCACATTGAGTTCCTTAACCTGGGCGGAACACATTTAGGCGTGGATACCTCTCGCGATAACGGCGAGCTGTTTGCCGATGATGGTTTGCCGACATGGCAAAAAGAGAAACGCGCGAAAGAGATCGCCCTCGACGAGATCGTCGAGCTGCTGAATAAACATCATGGCGGCACAAGTAACGACGCTAAACGCGCTAAAGCCGATCTTCTGGAACAGGTGTTCTGCTCTCGCTCCTGGGAGCGAATTAAGGGCATGGACTGGCTGACCATCAAAGCGGCCCGCTCCGCTCTATGGCTTCAACTGGAAGGGGCTCCTTACGAATTCCCCGCCCCTTCTAGCGCGGAGAAAAGCGAACCAGATGCGGCTTACGATGAAGTGATCCCACAGTAATAACCGAGCCCACGCCCCGCTTTTTAGTAGTGAATTAACTTTTGTATTTTGATAGCGGCTTTCGGGCCGAGGAGGATTTCATGAGTGAAGTAGTGATGATTGTATCCCCTGGGAAATGGGTTGCGGAAGAACAGCTTATTGCGCTTAAAGGGTTCAAAAGAGGAACGTTGAAAAGAGCAAGGGAACAAAGCTTTCTGGAAGGCAAAGAGTACATACATGTCGCGCCTGATGGTCAGCCCTGGGATAACAGCCCCTGCTTTTATAACCTGGAAGAGATAGATCGCTGGATTGAACGACAGGCAATGGCAAAGCCGCGTCGTTATATAGCTTGAGTGTATTTAGTAAAAAGGAGACGTAATGATTGAGTACCCAACTGGTGTGGAAAACCACGGTGGGAAGCTTCGCATCTGGTTTATATATAAAGGAGTAAGAGTCAGGGAAAACTTGGGAGTCCCTGACTCCCCTAAAAATCGTAAAAAAGCCGGTGAGCTTCGCAATGCTATCTGTTATGCCATCAAAACGGGCACGTTTGATTATGCTGCTCAGTTCCCGGACTCGCGCCATCTGGCCCGCTTTGGTTTAGCTAAACCAAACATTGATTTCGCTACTCTCAGTGAGAAATGGCTCTCGTTAAAAGAAATCGATGTTTGCAAGAATACCTACGTGCGTTACAAAGCATCGATTAAGAACGTTATGCCATATGTTGGCGCAGATACGCTTATCGCCTCAATAAACCAAGAATTTTTGCTCTCGTTGCGTAGAGAATTACTTCTGGGTTTCCAGCGCCCTAAACATTGGCATACAAAACCGATTAAAGGCCGTACCGCCTCGACTGTAAATTACTATATGCGTGTTATAAACGGGGTATTAGAGTTCGCCAGCCATAATGGTTATATATCTACAAATCCCATGCGAAATATAACCTCATTAAAGAGATCAAAATCAGAACCAGACCCATTAACGAAAGATGAGTTTGAGCGGCTTATCGCCGCTTGTGACAATCGGCAGCTTAAAAATCTCTGGAGTCTGGCTGTATTCACCGGCATGAGACATGGTGAAATATGTGCCTTAGCTTGGGAAGATGTAGACCTCAAGGCTGGTACTATCTCTGTCACAAGGAATTACACTGCCGCCCGTAACTTTACTCCTCCTAAAACTGACGCCGGAACAGACAGGAAAATAGTGCTGATTGATGCAGCTATTGCTGTCTTACGAGATCAAGCGGAACTTACAAGACTTGGTAAGCAGCATGATATCAGTGTCGCTCTACGCGAATACGGTAAAAAGCGACTGGATAAGTGCACGTTCGTCTTCAGCCCTGCCGTGTACACTAAAAACCCTCATTGTGGGATTAACTACGCCACAGGCTCACTGAACCAAAGCTGGGCCTCGGCTATGCGGCGTGCGGGAATTCGTCACAGAAAAGCTTATCAGTCCAGACATACTTATGCTTGCTGGGCTCTTTCTGCAGGAGCTAACCCTAACTTTATCGCCGGGCAAATGGGTCACGCTAACGCGAGGATGGTGTATCAAGTTTACGGTAAATGGATGTCTGAAAACGATGCGGATCAGTTGTCTATCCTGAACAAAAGCATAACTGTAAATGCCCCGACCATGCCCCATAGTAAAACCGCTTATTAA